CTCATGTCGTTCCTTATTTACGGCGTATGCCGCGTGGATCGTCTACTACTCCCTCGACAGAATCGTCATTGATCACACGGAATTCCTTGCCGTGAATGACCAGTCGCGTTCCTGAGTTGGGTCTAATCAAGATAAAGTCACCCTTCTTGCAGTACGGGCCAGATGGAAATCGGCTTTCGTCCTTGTAGCAGTCTGGGCCCATATCTACTACGAATAACACAGTAGTCAGGGTTTCCTCAATCATGAGAGTTTCTTCCGCTTTTACGAGTCCGGACTCTCCGTATTCTTTCTCTATCTCAGGGATAGCACAAAGAATTCTGTAACCAGATGGGCGGGGAAGTTGTTTAGCCTTCTCCTCTGGCTTTGTGTTCAAGATCTTGGATAAATCCACGGCCTTGGTTATGTCGAGATTAGAAATCTCACTCGTCATCGTCATCGTGATTGACTCTTTCTTGTAGGTCTATGATGTATAAACGTGCAGTGAGTAGACCTTTCACCTCTCCGCACATCTTCTTGTACTCCGCAAAATCTTCAGCCTTGCCATCGGCTATTGACATTTGGAGTTGGGATACTTTGTCATCTATCTTTGAAGCTAGAAGTTTTAAATATTTGTCAATCATTGCTTGTTCCTCATCATTTCAGCTAAGAGTTTGTTTTTCTCGGCCTGTGCATCTTGAGCAAGTTCTTGTTGATCTTTCTGCACCGAAGCTTGGATCCGCGCCATATCAATTTCCCTTTGGGTAGCGATACGCTCACGCTCAATCTGTTGCTGTGATTGCTTGAGCTGGGCGTCAGTTGCATCCTTCTGAGCTTTACGCTGACCCTCTTGACCCTTAAGCGCCAGCTCCTGCTGTTGCATCTGAATCAACGGATCTTGTTGCATTGCTGCCGCTTGAGCCTGCTGGGCCTGTGCGGTATTGGCCTGCAACAACTGCGCGCTTGCCTGTGCGATGAGCTGGGACAGCTGTACTTCCACATCCTCTGGCAACTTCTCCTCTGGGCCGGGCAATGGCACACCCATTTGCTTCTCTATCAACTGACGATAGTGGAAGCCCAAGTGTTCGGCAATGTGGGCCTGCATCGAGGCCATGATCATATTGGCCTGTGGGTTCTGGCCTATGGTCTTCATGATCAGTGGGTCTTGCATGAACGTCTGGTGGGTCGCAATGTGGGCTTGTTGATCTTGGTAGATAAACGCCTTCATCGGCATACCTTTTAGCGCGGCCATGTTCTCGCTGACCGGGTCTTTTGGCATCTCGTCATCAGGCAACGGCACCAGCTTCTGGGCGTTCTTAATTCCTAAGACATCAAGCATCTGTCTATGTAACTGTGGTAGATCATAGATCTGGGGAGCTTGCTGGGACAGCTGGATCACCGCCTGATACTGGACAATCTTCTGCGCCATCGTGGCCGCATTCGGATCACTTACAGGAATAACATCAACCAAATCGTAATCAGACTGTTTGGCTTTGCGGGATCCTTCTTCTGGCTGGTAAGAGTACTCAGGCGGCGTGTAGTCGCGGATGATGTCTCTTAATAAGGCGAGTTCCTGCTTAAAGGAATAGTGAATACGCGCTTGAACAGCAGTCATCACCTTAAGCTGGCGCTCAAGGATGGCCAGTGTTGTGCCAACGGGAGAGTTGGCAGACATATCGGCAACTTGGATGTCAGCTGCAGAAGCAAACTTGCGGCCTTCTTCAACAATCTTATCGAGTAAAGAAGCTAGAACCTGTGACGGCTCTTTGTATGGCAGAGGCATGATGTTCTCTGCAATAGATCCGCTTGGTACGTCCACATCGCGCCACTCAGCTGGGCCGATTGGAGTATCGTCACCCTTGACCCGCAGGCCACGGGTCTTAAAGCCGCCGGGCAAGTTGGCCAGAGTACCAGCATCCACTAATTGACGCAGGATTGACGTACCAGACTTGGCAAATGCGCCAACAAGGTGAATCAGGCCAAAACAATAGAAGCCAAAGCCTGGAACGTAACCATAGTGGACGTAGTGTTGGCGCTTGGTGTGGAGTTTATCGCCTTGCTTCCAGTTTCTGCGGATGGCCAGACACTTCATGCTTCCATATTCGACAGTGACAATATAGGGCAGGGCAATTCCTGTAGGTTCGCCGTCTTTATCGGTGTGCTCGTAGCCTTCAAGGTCGAGCTCTACGTTCATCTCAAGGATTTTGTAGCGGTCATCCGACAAAGCGCGGAATCCCATCTTTTCGGCAATCTTTTTCTCTACTTCATCCAGCGTATTGTTGGGCTCTCCCAAGTCAATGTCGGCATAGAATCCAGCAACCTGTAATTTACGGAGTTCGTTTTCCGTTTTTCGCATAACGTGCGTAACGCGAGGGGACGTTTGAATGTCGGACGCGCCGTAAGGCACAACCAAATCTTCAGCCGGGACGAATATTGATGTCTGTCTGTCAAAACTTGGATCAAAGTAGACTTTCTTAAAAGCGTTTCCAGACAAACCAAGACCCCAGACCATTCTTTCGTGCTCTGGCCTGAACTCTGTCATCACATCTGTCAGTTGATAGTTCATATCATCCTGAACACGGGTCGCAGCGTCTTTTTTCTCGGGGGTTTCCTTGCCAATGATCTGAGTCTTCACTGGCCCAGCTGCAGGGAACGTGCTCATCATGATCTCAGCTTGGAATTTAACCAGCGCTTCTGACAATAAGGGATGGTAAACACCGCAAGCACCAATCCAAGGGTCGGCTCTCTCTTCAATCTTCATCCCCAAGAGCTCTAAGCCGTCTACATAGGTCTGCATCCAGTCTTTACGGGAGTTGACGTCATCGTCATAGTCACCAATCAGGTCAGTCACTATCCCAGTGACCACTGATTCGTCTAAATAATCAACTAAGTTAGCGTCAAAGTCATCTTCTTCACCGCCTTCAATTTTAATTTCCATTCCGTCAATGTTAATTGTCACCTCTTCAGGGTCAACAATCTCAATTTCAATGCCGCCATCCTCTTCGGTATCGGGCATTAGGGCTTCTAAACCCTCTGGTGCGGCGTAAAGTGATTTTTCAATGGACATATGTATCCTTAGTAGTAAGAAACTTTGCGTCTAAACGAGCGAACTTCGTCCTCTTCGTCTGTCTGCAAGCGTATAAACCCGCCTTTTCTGAACCTTATCAGAGCCTGCGTGGCAGAGTCAACTAAGTCATCGTGGTCTGAGTTGGGGAACGCCGCCATCTCTTCCATTAACTCGTCAGCCCAGCGTGTAGCTGGCGCCCAAACCTTACCGCTGGCAAATAAATCAGATACAGAATTGATCCTGACCATCTTATCATTACCTCTAGACGGCGTAAACTCTTGAACAGGAATTCCCATCGCCCGAAGCTCATAAATCAATGGCGCTCCTGACGCCTTGGCCTCAACGATAAACGCATCTGGCTCCCACTCTTTGTAGTGGTTAAAGGCTTTTTCTTTTAACTCTGGGAATTCCATACGTTTCTTAAAAGCATCGAGCAAAATAATATTCGCGTCATTTTGGTTCTCATTCAAATAGAAAACCCCCCAAGTCGTACAGGCCGAATAGTCAGATCGTTCGTTTTTTGTAAACGCTGTATCCCAAGACTGGATCACAAACTCACACTTAGGTGGGTCTTCGTGTGTCCACTCTTTCCACCACTCCCTCTTAACAATCGCGCCTTGCTCACTGGTAGGACTCTGTTGGTACTGGGCGTTCCACTTAGAAGCAGGCAGTTCAGACTGTAGGGCGTGTAACTCCTCTAGGCTCCAAAACTCCGGCCATAAGGGATTACCACTCGGCAGGATCGCAGGGAAGTCAATCACCTCCCAATCGTCATTCCCGTCTTTGTCTATCGCAGACTGAAGGATCCGGCCAGTCAGATCCCTCTTAGCCCAGCGTGTCATCACGACAATAATCGCACCTCCAGGCTGGAGACGCTGGCGAGGCCCAGAGGTGTACCACTCGTAGACTTTGTCAAAAACAGTAGGATCTCCAGCGGCCAAGGCGGCTTCTTGCTCAGAATGAGGATCGTCAATGATCAGTAGGTCAGCACCTTTACCCGTTACTGTACCGCCTACACCAATTGCAAAATACTCTCCGTTTTTATTCGTAGACCAACGGCCAGCCGCTTTGCTGTCTGACCTCAAATTAACATTGGGGAATATCTTAGAGAACGGCTCACTGGCTACTAAGTTACGAACCTTACGGCCAAAGCCTACGGCGAGTTCTGCTGTATTGGAACACTGGATAATCTTCTTACTAGGATCTCTTCCCAAGAACCAAGCCGGCAGCATATAACTGGCAAACTCAGACTTCGTATGCCGTGGTGGCATATTGATGATCAGCCTTTTTATCTTTCCCGTAGCGATCTCTTCGAACTTCTTAGCCATTACCTTATGGTGGCGTCCGTCAATGAACCCCGGCCACATGGCATGGGCAAATTTATTAAAATCGTCAAAGGCTTCTTCTCTTTGTTGGCTGGCTTCTAATGCGTCAAGGTCGTCAAGGTAAGAGGCTTGTTCGTTAGAAGGCATCTTAAAGAAAGTCTCAGCGGCCTCGGCGGCTTCTTCTTTTGAAAGATTAAGAGCAAACATCACCCTCCTGACAAACAGGTCGCGCTCCTCTTGCATCTCCAGTTGTTGCTTTTTATTCATTAATTGTCACAACCATAGTCTTACCATTCTCAACAAACGACACTCTATCCATCGCCTTTAATAGTTTACTTACGGTTGCTATAGTGGGGTTGCTTCCATTCTCAATCCTAGAAATAGCCGGCGCAGATACCCCAGACTTTTTAGATAACTCTAGTGTTGTATAGCCCATCGCAGCCCTACCCACTTTTAATGCTAATCCAATGTTCATGGCAAGTTCCTCAACTTCAAGTAAGACGGGCGCACACTACGTGCCGAATTCTTAGCCCGCCTACATATCCCTAAGTCACAGAGCTTCTTCACCACTCTATGAACATTCCCGCGCCCTCTGTCCCCAGTATGGAACATGATGTCATCTATAGAAGGCCCATATCCATAGTTCCTCCAATACTCATCTATCACAAGGAACACAGTCCTTTGCTTCTCAGTCATACACGCCCCTATACACGCCTCTAACGTCTGTTTAATTATTGGTCTAGTCATTGTAAGAAATCAGTAAGTTTCATATTTTCACCTGAAAATATGCCCCCCGCCACTTTTTGTATGGAAACACATAGGGGGGGTCATTCCTTATCAAAGTCTAAGACAGTGTCGCTGGAATTTGTAGGGGGTACCCCCTCTTTTTTATCTGGTGATTGAATGAGTGAAACAGTATGTGTATGTGCACCCACACGCGCACCGCCTGCAGGCGCGCCCACCCCGTCCGTGGGTGCGTCCAGGGCACGATCTGCAAGCCCATCACCCCGAATTTCCTGCAGCAATGTGAGCCCATCGTCCTGCTTGGCCGTCACATCACTGGCCTTACCCAGTCGTTCAAGCAATCGTGTGCGTATGTCCGAGCTCTTGTGGATGATCGTGCTCTCCTTTCGTTCAAGGAATGCTCCGACCTCAAACAAATTGCCAATCATCTGCAAGGCCTTCATGCGTTGTGCAGGGGGAAAGTCCTCATCAAGGGAGTGCTGGACGAGCTGTTGCACCAAGAGTGCCTTCAGTTGAATGGGGTTTCGATGTTTCTCTGCCTCTAATGCCAGTTGGTAGGCTTGAACCTCCCTCTGGATTCTCTCATCCCTCATCAGCTCATATGGCTTACAGGCCAGTGTCCTCTTACTGGCGTCAGGTTTATAAGCCTTCCTGTACGCATTGGCCTTAGTCTCACCGAGTGCTACTGCGTGTGCGAAGGCTTTCATCTTCCCAGTCATCTTGGGTTTCTTGCCTTCTCCGCTACTTAGTAGAGTCTCTATCGGAATCGTATCAAGGCCTTCTCTGATTTGCGCGCGCGTTAACTTTTGTGGCATGGTGGTTTCATGGGTATGAATTAGGAATCCCGAACATAACAGACCGCGCGACACAATGCAAACCACACCGGCCTGACTGGTCATCGAGCTCCATCACCGCATCCAGTCCCTTAACTCTGTTAACCCATGGATGAACTCAGACCAAGAAGGACGCGCGAGCTCCATCACGCGAGGCTTGTCCAGCGCCTAAAAATAATTTAAAAAAACATGAATAAAACTCTTGACAAGTCAACACATGACATTGTGTAATCGTTATTCATGTGTTAGTCAATCAATTTAAAGGAGTAAGTTAATGAAGCCTCTCTACCTTATAGCCTGCAGTAACAAGAAGCTAGACCGCCCTGCAAAGGGACGCGACCTCTATCAAGGTCAAGCCTTCAAGTTTGCTCTACGCGCCTCTGAACGAGCTGAAGCAGATGTGATCATCCTCTCTGCTCTTCATGGTGTTGTTATGCCTCACGCACAATACGCGCCCTATGACAAAGCCCTCTGCAACATGACCAAGGCCGAACGCGCTGAGTGGGCGGAGATCGTGCAAGCCCAGTTAAAGATGCTAGGTGCATATGACCGCGAGATCACAGTCCTTGCAGGAGCTGACTACGCGAGTGCAGTTAAAGGTTTCCCAAATGTTCGCCTCCCTCTCAAGGGTCAGGGAATCGGACAACAGTTACAGACCCTCAAACACTTAGGAGAGTAAGAGTGATCACCATAACCATTGATACCAATAACTCAGCATTTGAGGACAACCCTCGCGAGATGGCTGAATTACTTGAACGTCTTGCGAACTATTACAGGGACTGCGAAGTCCTGCCTGATTCCGCGCGCGATTCCAATGGCAATACTGTTTGCCACATCACACAGGAGTGAACATGACAGACGTTGAATACAAATACATGGAAGCCCAGTTGATCAAGGCCATCCCTCTGCCTCCGCAGGATTGTGGACAGATCAAGATCAAACTGTATTCCGAGCTCGGCCAGTCCAACTGGCTGAACATTTCCCCTGCAACTCTCAAGAAAATTGAACTGGCCTTATTGGAGGACGCATGAAGTATTACCGCCACACCACCACCTTGCGCGAGGAGCTCGAGCTCAAACGCAGACAAGACCGAGTCCTAGCAGGCACACACTTCCTGCTCATGTTGGTCATACCAGTTATTGCCTTCTTCATTGCCATGTGGTTACTCTCATGACCGAAGCCCAGTTTGTCAAAACCGAACATGAGGTTATTGAACTGGGCTATCGCTATGAACGCGGTTCACTTCAAAGGTGTATCGCGATTCATCAGACCTTCAGTAATCTTCTTCAGCAATACCCAATTTACCGCGACCACCTTAAACACTTGTTTGAGCAGGGACGCAAGGAAGGAAGGTTAAGCAAATGATCAGACTATGGATTCACTGCAATACCCCAATGGAAGGCGATCACTGGCACTGCGCGAGCACTGCCAAAACCCTCTCGGACGCGATTAGGCTGCTTGACCCAATTTGGAAAAAACGCGCCCGAATGATGGTCTATGACCGAGGAGTCGCTACCCCAACTAAACACCTTATCAACACAGGAGCTCGACCATGAACAAAACCCCACATGAGATTGTCCACAAGGAATCAGGCCGAATCATTGGCACATACCCAACTTGGGACAAGGCCTATGAGGCCTATGGCCAACTTGGCTATGAGCAGACAGACCACGCTATCGGTGAAGTCGATACACCCTATCTCGAACGAGTCAGACAGGCGGACGAAGACAGTCGTCAGTCGCGCCAACGCTACGAGGCCATGCGGATTAACAGAGGTGAACCGCCAAAGGAAATTACGCGCCAAAGGTTTTGGGAATTGCTCGAAGTCCTTATGCCTGCAGACTGGACGCAAGCAGGGACAACCGAGTCCTTTCGCGTCATTGAGTGCCAAACAGATGACCTCTACACATGGTGCGCCCGAGTCGGTGAACGCTACTTTGAGATGGTCTGCCCAAAGAAAACCACACACGCACACATTATCAAACTTGTCAAAAAGGAGCTGGACAAATGAACTGCACCATCCGCATGAGAAATGACCTTGCAAAGGAGGGATTGTCAGTCCCTGCCTCTACCACCTTCAGCAATTACGACACGCTAGATGATGACCTCTACATCACCGCGCAGGAGCTCGAGGGCGCGACCCAAGGCAATGACCCTGCCAATTCTGATAACCATCCATTTTGCTACCTCACGCTGAAGGACGGACGAAGCCTCTACTTCATTAGTGCAGACCTAGACTTTGATTACAAAGAACAAAACGAACAGTTACAAAAAACTGCCAACGAACTCATCCAAAAATACAAGGCTGAGATTGTCGAGGAAGGTGACTGGTGGTATGGGACTGACGAGTATTCGTTCAATATCCACTGCCCTGATGAAGACGGATGGTATCAAATCAATGTTTACAAAGTTGACCCAGTCACAGGTATGGACAACTACGAATGGATGATCGACCTCGAACCAGTTTATTTGGTAGCGCAATATCAAGTAAAAAACCACAACGGCACACTTTTAGGCGAATTTAAGAATAGGTCTGCTGCCGAAAAAGAAGCCAAGTTCTACCACGAAGAAACAGGAAACCCTGCATACATTGAGGAGCAATTAGTATGAAACCAGAAGCATTAAAACGCGAACCACATTCCAAATATCCTGATGGGATTGTCAAATGGGAACTCAGATTCACTTGGGACGATGGCCAAGTAGAAGTGATGGCGAGAAGCCTGCCTGAGTCTCTACGCAAAGAAATTGAACAACACATTGTTGACTGCGAAGACTTACGCGCCCAAGACCCCGAAGACTACTTTATGGAGAAAGCAAAATGATAGAAACTAAACACAACATGGTCATGAACACCCATGTCATTGATATTGGAGACAAGCAAGAATATGGCTATGTCTGCGTTTCAGTTGACAACAATGACCTGACCATCAATGTCTATGACAAGGATGGCAAACTGGCCACGCAGGATGTTCACAAACTTCGGCGCAAATTGACTGCTGAAGAGATCGCCTTCACCGAGGCCTATCTACACAATGTTGCAGACGCAAAAGAAAGTGTAGTCCACGAATTCTTGCAGTCACTACATGACCACGACAAATTCTGCGAAGACTATCCCTGCTACTACTCGGGACTGGCTGATGCCTATGGAATGTGGCGCATGGCATTGGAATTCTCCAAAGACCCTGCCTACCACGCAAAGTAACTCCTGAAGCCTCGCGGGTCGGGGCTTTGGGCGGGATTTTCCGCAATTCGTCCTTTAACTTAACTGGAGAAACATAATGCCAAATTGGTGTGCAAACTCATTGAAACTTGTTGCAAAAACTGCTGAGTCTGAGAAGAAACTCGCAGAGATCGTGCAGGAGCTCGAACGAGCAAAAGGCGCTGGAGAGAGTGCAAGAATCTTTAACTTGATCAAGCCCATTCCCGAAGCCCTGATGATCACATCAGGATGGTTAGGCAAAGATACACCCGAACAGACTGCTCTCGAAATTGAACAGGCAGCGAACCTCAAGAAATACGGATACAAAGACTGGTATTCGTTCTGCATAGGTGAATGGGGCACTAAGTGGGACATGAGCAATCAATATGAGGACGAGGCCTTCACCATCGAGGGCAATACAGTCACGATGGTGTTTGACACTGCATGGGCACCACCTATGCAGATTTACTATGCCCTTGAGGAAATGGGTTTCGAGCTTGAGGCCACGTATGTTGAGCAGGGCATGGGCTATATCGGTTTTTACACAGATGGAGTCGATAACTGCGAAAAGATGGAACAGTTTTATCCCGAACCATCAGATGACCCAGACATGGAAGATTCTGCAATGGACGAGATTACCCTCAAGATTTACGATTACTTTGAGAAGAATGGTTTCACGCATTCACCAACAAACTTAGGAGGCTGACCATGCACCACGAACACGAAGGCTATTCGTGGTGGGAATACGATGGGCAGGGGATTCCCCTTGCCCGAGTCTGCGACAAGTGCGTAGATGCCGTTCTCGCCAAATACAACCCAGTAGTGCTCGGCCACTACACCCAGTCAGATGTTGACGAACCAATTAACGAGGAATGAAATGAAAGTAACTATTGAATTTGAATTGCCCGAGGGTCAAGAGATACCGAGGGTCGAGGATATTCTCACCCTGACCAGTCCTGACTGGCACATCGAGAAGTGGCACATTTCAGATGTCCAAGGCGATCATGTTTGGCTGACAGACGATCAAGCCCGCGAAGTGCTAAAGTGGATGAACAAATACCACGATGCCAATATCGGCATTAACTGGGATTTTATTCATTCAGTAGTGGACAACAAATTCCCCGAGCCCGAAGAGGTGGACGCATGATCTTGACTGACTTTGACCAAATTGCAGTCGCAAGAATGCTTACGCTGCGGAAAGGTTTACAACTTGAGATCAAGGGTATGCGCCATTCAGGACGCAGTTGCTACTCGATCATTAAGAAGGAATTTGACCTAACTGGGACACGCGCCCAAGTGCTAGAGAAATTTGAACAACTTATCCCAAACTTTGAGGAGATCACAAATGGAAGTCGTTGAACTACAAATATTCCAGTTTAGCGAGCTGGACGAGCAGGCCAAACAGAATGCGCGTGAATGGTTTCGATCAACCTCGGATTTTCCTTGGTTTGGCGAATACAAAGACTGCATAAAAGCATTCTGCGACCACTTCAATGTCACCTTGCGTGACTGGAATCTTGGCGATGGTCGGGGCTATGTTAAGACTGACGCAGAACAACGTCACTTCAGAGGGATCAAACTCTCTGAGCAGGACAGGGATGCCATGCCCACAGGCTTGTGGCTTGACTGCGAGCTCTTTGCCCACTTCTATGACGAATTCAAACGCACAGGAGATGCCAAAGGTGCGTTTGACGATGCCCTACATAACTTTGTCATGGCAGTCGCAAGGGATGTAGATTATTACCATTCTGACGAATCCATTGACGAAACTATGGACGCGAATATGTGGACATTCACCGCAGAGGGTAAGTATTACCCTTATTGGCCTAAATAAACGCGCAGGGAGTCGGCTGCGGATGCAGTCCCGATTCTCTGCTCAGTATCGTTGAAGTCCTCACCGGCCTCGCCTACCCAGTAGTGCGGGGCTATTTTCTTGGCAGTCGCTATCCCCACTGGGTCATTGTCTGCGATCACCAACGGGTCACGCAGATTCTTGGCCACCTCAACCATGTTCCCCGCAGAAAAGCAAACATGGATGGTGTATCTCTCCCGAAGGTGTTTCATTGCCCTACGGACTGACATTCCAGTCGCAAACCCCTCGCACAAGATGTTCCGACCCTTGTTGTCGATGACCAGGGATGCGCCTTTTGTGCGCTGACCCGAGAGAAATCTTTTTGTGCCATCCTGAGAGATCAGTTGACATCCAACTAAATTACCCAAAATCCGCATGGGCAACACCAACAGATCATTCCAGATCAACCCCTTGTCCACGAAACCCTTGCGGATTAGGTAGGGGTGTTGCTCCTTTACTGCGTTATTCAGAATGAATGTGGCCTTTTGTGCGGCCTTGCGCTGGCGGAGCTCGGCTTCTTGTTTGGCAGCCAACTTCTTTGCGTGTGCATTGGGATCAGGAATAAATGGTTCCTCAGACTTAAACAGTATGTGTTTGTCATGGACTGCGAAATTTATAAGCGCCCCCTTGTGGCCGTCAAAGATATACGCGCCATTCTGTTTTCTCGGGTGGTCTTCAGTCCCCACCCTTACCCAACGATCCAACACTAAGTCTTTAATCAGCAGACCATGAGCTCTTGCAAAGTCTTGAAAGCTCATTTGTTTGCCTTTGACTTAGCCCATGCAATGTTCTTTGACTTGATCCATGAAGTGGTCTTGTATGAGATGGGTTCGGGGTTTGTAGTCAGGCCTCGAGGGAATGCCCCATATCGCTCCTTGTATTTGTGTGCTGCCCAACCCTCTTTGTATCCACGCATACGCGAGTAGTAGATCAGCTCAGAGTAGAACTTTTGATTCTCGGTCAGGAGCTCGCGTTTAGTTGTTTCCAGCTCAGTCAATTCACCCGGCACATTGATGATCTGTTTGACTGGCCTTTCATAGCCACATTCACCGCATTCCCGACCCGACCAGACCCACAATGCACCACACGCAGGGCACTTTGCGTCCTTCTTTTCCTTTTCTTCGGGCTCTTTCTTCGCGGTTTCAGCCCCGTTTTGGAGCTCAGTCACGCCTTCTAAGAACAAAGTGTCCCATTCTTTGCGGAATCTCAGGTAGTTTCCCGAGTGATCAAGCCACAAACCATAGTCTTTGCCATCGTAAGGACGCATAATCCGCCCCATTTGTTGCACATGGCTGCTGAAAGACTTGGAAAACGGCCTCGCAGACACCCCTATCATCACATCAGGGACGTCAAAACCTCTAGTCAGTATGTCTGTGGCAATTAATCCGTTAATTTTCGTGTCAGGCCTGCTGAAATCCTCGATTGTTTCGGCTTTGAACTCATCATCTTCCAAATAACTGATGGAAACAAAGTTATATCCGGCCTCATTGAACTGCCGAACCAAGTCCCTGCCATGCTCAACACCCGAGCAAAACACAACTGTCTTCCTCGGTTTACCAAACACTTGCATGGTCTTGTTGATCCACTCTTGGACAATGTCACCAGTGATCTGCATACCGCGCTTGGTAGTCTCATCCTGCGACCACTCGCCAGCCACCTTTTTTGCACCACTCATGTCGATCTCTTTGGCAATATAGATCTTCAACGGGGTAAGCCACTTGTTCTCGATCAGCTCACCCGTAGGCCTAGCCCCGACCACGTTCGTATAGGTATCCCCCAGTCCATTCGTAAAAGGTGTGGCGGTCAGGCCAATCACCTTCATCTCTGGTCTGTCTTTAATGAACTGGATGATTTGCTTACGCTGAACGTGACATTCGTCAATGATTAACATGGAGACTTCGGGGAAGTTATCCCGACTCTCCAAAGTCTGTGCGCTGCAGACTTGTATCTTTTCGTAAGGACGATACCGCCAGTGATCTGCCTGCATGACACCATGGTTGATGCCGTAATTGCCAAGGCGGGTGCTGGTCTGGTTAACCAACACAATGCGGTCTAACACCATGGCCACGTTCTTGAGCTCCTTGGCTTGCTCGAGCATGATTGCCATGGCTACCTCGGTCTTTCCAAACCCTGTGGGCGCGTAGAGTAGCTGGCTTCTGTGGCCATCCTTAAAGCCTTGGGCGAGCTTCTCCACGACTTCCGCTTGATGCGGTCTTAACTTAAGCATTTGATTCTCCTACTGGGATACCGCCCAGCTTCGGGTTATTTCTTCTCTGCCTTCTCAGCGCGTTTCTTCCAGTAATTCATCTGCTTAATCATCTCAGCATTCTTATTCTGGAACTCATTGCGTGACTGGGTCATTGTCCTAAGTTGGAACTCAAGGTCTTTGACTTGCTCGCGCAGCTCTTCAATCGTTTGCTGAACTTCTGCTCGGGCTTTCTCTGATACTGGCAGTGATTTGACAGCCAACATATCTTTGAGTTTTGCGTTCTCTTCCGCCATGGCCGTGTGCTCAATGGCCATCTCTTGGAACTTATCGTCCTCGGTGTACTCAGGCACTGGTGGTGGCGGGGGCGGAGGGGGTGGTGCTGATGGCCGACCTGACCTAGACACATCGACCCTGCGTCCATTCTTGTCAACAATGCTTGTTCTCTCCAAACCCAGCAACTTACGAACGCGGCTAACTGTAGCAAGAGAAACATCACACAGTTCAGCAACATATGAATCTGGAGTTTCACCATACTCAATATCTTCTAGCGCCATTTGAACCGCATATCTGCGCTCTTCGGGTGTGCGTGGTTTGCCATGTTTGCTGTTTGCTTTCAAGCAAGCTGTGAACGCATCACGCCTTGTGCCATTGTTAATATTGGATTCAATGTCTAAAAACCCAGCACGTTTGTGAGCAAAGTAACGATGAAAGCCATCGCTTGGCCAGTAGTCTTTGCCGTCAAACCACAGTTCGATGGGCGGGAATTTGTCTTTGCCTTCAAGTAATATCTCGGTGTAATGCTGAACCATGGGCTCGTCAATCTCTTTACGGGGCTGGGTACCACCATCTAAGCGGATCTTTTGAAGTTTGACGCGCTCAATAATAATTTCTGTAGTCATTGTTTTCCTTTGGTTGGTGTTCTTCTTGATGCTCGGCCTGCCCAGCAGGCGGCGCAGTGCCACTTTGTGTGGCCTAGTTGGATACCGCCCTCTGGCGGCTTCATTTCATTGCAGTTATTGCACTCCTTATGTTGGTGTACCGGCTGCTTACTTCCGATTGATAGCTGTTGTTTTGCAAACCCATTCACTTCTTCATGCTCCTTATGTAAACCGTGAAACTGTCTATTGTGACCTGCCCAAAGGCCGTCATCTTCTCTATCTCTTTGGCAACCTCCTCGATTGTGTCGTTGCGGATCTTCTGTGATACCTCGTTAATCTGTGACTTAACCATCTGCCGCTTGCGCCAGCCCATGGCTCTTTCCCATATATTTAATTCCGGTTCACTCATCTTGGTCTTCCTTTTCCTCAATACTTTTTGCCAGTTTATAAATGCCAGCCACCTGCAACTCGGAATACTGCTCATCAGTAAGTAGGCCGATTACCTCTTTGCCTTCAAAGATAATGCTCTCAATGTTTTCGTTGAATGGCCCATCTTCATCCATTTCATACTGCATTTTGCAAATCACTGCCTCACTACCAGTGCCGGTCTGGGCTTCAAAATAAAACTCGTAATCAATCATGTGTTCTTCTCCTTAAGTTTGGCTTCAATTGCTCGGTAAAAACTACCCCAACCATCCATTGACTCAATCCATTGCCTCCACAACTGGTGCTGCTCCTCTTCGGTCAGGCCTCTCCAAGGGCGAACATAGTCCTGAATATCGTCATCGTCTTTCATGGTATTACCACCATTGCATCGTAGATTTCTTGGAGCTCTGCCATCCAATCGACAAGAGCATCAAGCTGGACTATGCGGTGGGCAACCATAAACTCCTTGGTGATCTTTACTTCGCCCTCGCCCTTTTCATCATTCCAAACTAGTTCAATCATCTTTTCATCCTTATTCTGGCTGAACCCTTAGTTACACCCCAATTTGTTGCCTGATTGCGATTTGAGTATTCAAGCGCACTCATTGCAACTTTCTTGCGGTTTCGGTAATCCTGACCCCGTTCTTTTTTAAGATCTAAGTCATCAATTATGTCTTTCTCGGTGTCATAAGAACTTGTCTCTAGCTTGCGGAGAAGTAGGATGTCTTTATCTGGTGTCTGCTCCCACAACCGCTTACTAATCTTTGACAGATGATTGGCAACAAACACTCGCATACCAACCTTCCACGGATACCCTATCGGTGGTACTCGCTTTAGTGGCGGGTCACAGTCTGTTAACTGCTTCCCAGACAAATCCCGAAACAAAAGGACTGCGTCTTGAACATTACCCGACCTACGCCATGTCCTTATGACGGCAGCATCCCAGTTCTTTTGATCGCTCATGTGTTCTTCTCCTTCAGTTTGTCCTCAACCAATACCTTGAAGATAAATGTGTTTAAGTGATCGGTCTGCCAGTTGGGGAGCTGCTTGATGATTGCCAAAGTCTCTGTATTCGTCAGGTGCTTCCAACGTCTTCTGGGCTTTTTAGTCTTGGGTGCTGGCGGCCTTGGGTCAGAGAAGAACTCAACATTGTCAGACCATGCTGCCCAAGTAAACAGCCAGCGCCACATCATGTCTTGATTGCGGCATCGGTATTGGTACTCTGCCATTCGCAGGCAAGCTTCTTGTCCGGGCTTCATGCCTCCCTCGCTTTCATCATTGCGTCTGCCATGTCGTAAGAACAATCGGCAATATGCTCAAATTCCAAATTTGGATTTTCATCCCAATAATTAAACATAGCCTGCATAGCTTTGGCCGCAAAGTAATCCCGCAGATCCATACCGCCTTCGCCGCCTACAGCTGTGACACGCGCTTCATCATTAATACTGAATGCTGGTGTTGGAAATGCTTTCATGCTTGTCCCCTTGCTCGGATGGCTTTTGCAATATCTTGCCAATTTGCATATTGAGGGATGCGATGCGGTGTTGGCTCAGTCCCGCAAGCCACAACCACCTCATATTCTCCAATAGGCGTTTCAGCAATCTTTGCACACGCCTCACGCTCAACTTTAATAGCCTCCGCAACCATGTCCATCACTACGCTTTCACGGCTCTGTTGAACTTCTAATAACTTTGCCATGTTGGCAATGATGGCCTCATACGTCTTGATTGCATCTTGGGTCATGCTTTGCTCCAGAACAGAATGATCCCAGCCACAATCACAATGAAGAAGATCGCATACGTTGGCCAGACTGGCTCCTTACCATATGGCCCACTGATGGGTTCACTATCGCAATTAAACGCTTCGTGCATGGTGCGTGGATAGCGTCTTGTTGTCTCGTTTTCCATACTAACCTCCTGTGTTAATAATATAACTCATGAATTAACGATGAGTCAACTGTTATGTTACCACCAAAAAGCCCTCTTACCCGACAACCCTCCCTCCCCCACTGGGTAGGCTAAAGGATCAGCGTCTCATTATCAAGGAGCTTTGCCCAGTTGTTAAGTGAGCTACCGGCCAGCCAAGCCGCCCTCCCCTGAGATCCCGATAAGGTCAGTTTGCACCATCCTTAACGATCAACTCCCAGCGTACTAGGGTATGTGTCTTTCGACATCCTTGTTTATTCCGTTCGATTACTCTACTAGGAGGTGCGGGTCACACCGAGTTTGGCCTTTACAGTCTTCCCCTTGCTTCCGCCATCGGGGTCTGGTCTGGTTGTGGTCACGGGGAGATTTCTGCCCCGCGTGGTTGACGCAGCCTTACGGCTACTGTGCGAGGGTGAGACTGGGACTATCCACATGAAGCAGTGTTTTTCAAAACTACATTTCGTCCACTTTAGGAGCTTGCGGCGCTAACCCGCAACACAATCCCAGTCTCAAAAACGAAAAGGCCACTTAAGGCTACATTCCGGTTGCGACCTTGCCTAATATCTCTCCCACGAAAGCATTAGGTAAGGCGGAATATAGCCATAAGTGGCCTCGACTTGTCACTCGCAACAGTAACAGCTCGTTTATATCAAAGATATTTGCGTTGTGCAATACCCTACGAAAAAAAAGTTGGTGGGCACATGAAGCAGTGTTGGCATTAAAACCGAACTAAGGAACAACGCACGGCGCTAACCCGTTTACCACCAACGCGCATAAAGACTGGCATCAATCCCCATGCGTGTTGATATTTTCACTGAAAATATGAAAAAAGCCCCCGAGTGATTAGTTCGGGGGTAAGGTAAACCCAACAAAGGAGGCAACTGCATTGCCGGAATTTATTCTACATTAATTTCCATGAACTGCAATTAGAGCTGCATCAGCATACGCTTGGCCGGCTCCCTTTTTATCCAGCTCACGCCAGAACGGCCACATCTGTATAGCCAACGTCCTCGAAGCATCCTTGTCCTGACCAGTTAATCCCGCGCTTCTCTTCCACTGACTGGGTGTCACCATCGTCACAGATATTTCAAAAGCACCGAGCACACCTTGCACTACGCCAGCTGAGTGGCCAAACGAGAACATCGAAGCAACACCCTGGCCGGGCATACTACTGACCAGCTCAACATACGCCCAGAGTTTCTTATCCAAATACAAATACGGCTTGATGATTGCGGCCAGAGCTGGCGCGTTCACACGATTTGCCGAGCCAGTCTTCATTGTGGGCATCCGGTGCCACTCAACAGGACAGTTCATATCCATGATGACGATGGCGCCAGACAGTCCGGGGTCTATTCCAATCTTTAACATAAATTTCTTTCTAAAAGTATTGCAAGACATGAAAGTATGTGGGTACAATGTGTTGCCCAATTGTACAACAAGGAACTGCAATGCACAACGATATAGAGATAACAAGAATGGACAATGCTTACGAAACGCTGCTGATAAAAATTCAACCGCTGTTGAAAGACCATTTGAAGGAATACGGACAAGCGTATGCAACATACGCAATGCAACAACTGGCCATAGAGTTCTCAGGCCGCCACTTGATAGCTGTAAAGGCCATCATCCCAGAAGATAAGAAAGACTTGGTGGTAGCCGAGTTCTTCCAAATGATGCTTGGCCGCGCAAATGATTTACTTGAACAGGCAATTGAGGCTGGAATTGCCAAAAGGAAAGCATCATGATCATCACAAACAAATACAACTTACCGCAAACATTTGTAAACATCATGAAGCGGCCTACCTACTCTAAAGGTAAGGCAAACATCTCAGCCACAGAGCTGATCAACTCACCGCGCATCGTACAGCTACGCAAACTGCACGAAGACAAGATCGAGACTGACGTTACAGAGATGGTCTGGTCTATCTTTGGCACGGCCATCCATGGCGTCCTCGAGCATGGCAAAGACGAAAACCACCTGATCGAAGAGCGCCTCCACGCAAAGATTGATGGCTGGTCTATCTCTGGAGCTATTGATCTGCAGATCGTTAACGAGGATGGCACTCTGACAATCAACGATTACAAGACTACAGGCGCATGGTCTGTAATGAATGAGAAGATTGATTGGGAGTATCAGCTCAACATCTACGCTTGGCTAGTGGAGAAAGTTAAGCAGACCAAGGTTTCCAAGCTGGAGATCGTAGCTATCATCAGAGACTGGTCACGCCGTGATGCAGCTCTCAAACCAAACTACCCTGACGCACCGATCAAGGTGATCCCCATTCAGCTCTGGCCGATGGAACAGCGCGAAGAATTCATTCAGGAACGAATCAAAGAACACTCCAACGCATTATTTGACTTGGAAACAGGAGATGAGCTGCCGTTTTGTACGCCCGACCAGACTTGGGAAAAGCCTACAACATACGCAGTGAAAAAGATTGGTAATGTCAAAGCACGTAATGTTTGCAATACCGATGAGGAAGCTCGAGCCAAGGTGGCCGAGTATGGAAAAGAGTACGAGATAGAAGTCAGGCAGGGTGAAAGGACGCGATGCGCTAACTTCTGCTCTGTCAGCCGCTTCTGCAACCAGTACCAAGAGTATTTATCAACAAAGGAAACACCATGAACTTAGATCCAGACCTAGCAACTTACGGCGAGAAAGCCGTTGGACTGACATTTGATCCACACAACAATGACGATGTGCATAAATGCAAAAGAGCATTTGCATCAATCATTGACAACATGAACCATCTTCGCGAAATAACCAAAAACGCAGAAGTCAAGCGCTTGGCCAGCATTGCAATCACGGAAGCCCAGACAGCTCAGATGTGGGCAGTTAAAGCAATTACTTGGAAGGATTAAGAAATGTCAGTCCATAAGAAACTAATGCAAGCGAGGGTCAAGCTTCTGTCGGTAGACATGAAGAAGTCTGGCCAGAACAAGTTTGCAGGCTACTCATATTTTGAGCTGGGTGACTTCATCCCCCATGTTCAGACCATCTTCAACGAGCTTGGCCTGTGCGGTGTCGTGACGTTTAACACTGAGTATGCCCAGCTCTGCATCACCGATGTAGATGACGGCACAGTCATTGTGATCACTAGCCCAATGGCCGAGGCCAACCTCAAGGGAGCACACCCCATCCAAAATTTGGGCGCCGTACTTTCGTATCAACGCCGTTACCTTTGGATGGCCGCCATGGAGCTTGTGGAAGGAGATGCAGTAGATTCCGCGCCCCCCGTAGAAGCCGTTAAAGCCCCAGAGCCTAAGCAACCCCTTATCCAGCCGTTAAAACCGCCTGTAAAGCCCGTTAAAGGCAAAGTAGACCCTATTCCACCCCAGCACGTTGAGCCAGATGCTTGGACGATCATCATTGACGCCCCTGATAGTCCAGAAGCATGGGTTGACATGATGGTTGCAGCCAACAATCTGAAGATCAGCTTGGCCACCAGCGCAGATCAGCTCAAAGAGATGTTTCAAGTTAACAAACCTCTGTACGACAAGCTCAAAACGCTGAACCCTTCTGTCTATGCTGACGTCATTGACAACTTCACCAACGCAAAACGATCATTTTTTTAAGGAGTAAATAATGGAATATCCAAATTCAGGTGCCATCTTCACATCAACACAGAAGAAGTTTGAGAAATCCCCCGATATGTGGGGTGACATCAAGATTGAAAAAGCTTACTTGCTAGAGCTGATTGAGAAAGCCAAAGGCGAAGACTCGGTCACTGTCAAGCTGAGTGGCTGGTTGCGAAAGGACAAGAACGGCAACCGCATGGTTTCCCTCAAGGTTGATACCTATCAAGGTGGTGCAGCCGTAACCTCTAGCGCGAAGGATCCATGGGATGACTAAATCAGCTAAACCAAAAACAATGAAAGACTGGCAGAAGGTTTGTGGCCACCTTAACAACGCACTTGAGTCATCAATGAAAGATGAGATGAATTTGCGGGCTGACATTGACAACCTTCAAGAGCAAATCGGTAAGCTTGAAGAGCAGTTGACCATGTCTATCGGCGTGATCAAATACTTGGAGTTACAAATTGTCAGATCCAATCCAATTTGAAGCAATCAAGACTGGCCTGAAACAGTCTAAGGACGGCTATATGCTGTCTTTGGCTGTTCACCCTGACGAGCTGCATAGCGACCTCATGCGCGACTTTGTAGGCTCGCGCTACGTTGTTGTGATGGTGCGACTGGGCGATGACGAACAACCAATGAACCGAGAGAATGAGTTTCCCGGTGATCATGCGGTGAAGCTGGCCGGCATTCTGTGCCGTGATCCAGACTTTTGGGAGTGGCTACACCAGAAAGAGTGGCTAATGGAGAAGAATGAGAAGGCCTGTGCCAGTTGGATCTCATCTTACTTGGACATAGAGTCTCGCAAAGAGCTTAAAACCAACGAAGAAGCCCGCCATTTATTTAACCAATTGCGAACTAGCTTCGAAGCTTGGAGGAAAGCATGAAGAAACTAATCCCTTACAGCGTCTATTTACCCGTGGAGTATCACGACAAGATCAAGGAACTAGCCAAGCAGCGTAAAGCATCCAGTATGGTGCGGGACGCCATTTGCATGATCGTTGATGGTGACGATACTTTCAAGTCTGGGTATAACAAGGCGCTCAAAGACTGTGTTAAAGAGATTGATGCCTGCAAAGAGATCGAGCATATTGCCGTTCGCGGTAAGTATTTGGCCGATGTACTGGCAGATCAGATTAAAGAACTGGAGATGTGATGGAAGACATTACCGACCAAGTTATGGCCATGGACAAAGCTTTGAGCACGGCCCTGATGAACACAGAATGCAGTGATCCAATCGTTGCAGTCATTTCATTGAGCAAGCTTCTTTGCGAGTTGCTGGTAGAGCTGGGCATGGACGATGACGAGCAGGCCACGGCTGCTTTCCGCGACACGCTTAGAAATATCCGCAAGGAACACACCGATAAAGAGGTTCACTAATGACTGAACACGACACCAATCTGCGCGATCTGGCGTCTATGTTTGCTTTGGCAGGGCTCATCATCCGAAACAGGGAGGGTGAGAATCTGGCCGAGGCGGCATACGAGCTAGCCGATCAATGGATGGAAGCTAGAAAAGAGCCCGAAGAAGGACTGGCCGCAATCAAGAAAGGCAAACGCAATGTCAGAAAACATGAGGATCTACGGTAAACGCTATTGCGCTACCTGTGAGCATTCCAAACCTTTAGACCACGGCAAACTTGTAGATCCAAAAGGCAACCGCTGGGTGTGCTATGACTGTAAACCAAATGTATCGAAACGAAAAACTACTAAAAGCCGCAAGGCTCCTGCCGTGCCAGCACTGCGGGGTGAATGATGGAACAGTGGTGGCCGCCCACAGTAACCAGCTGCGGGACGGCAAAGGCCGAGGCCTGAAGGCTCACGATTACCGCATAGCGTCATTGTGCTATCGGTGCCATATGGAGTTAGATCAGGGGTCTAAGATGGATAAAGCCCAGAGGGTTGAGATGTGGGAGGAAGCACACCGCAAAACTCTAGGCTTATTCTTTGAGCAAGGGATTATTGGGCTCGTCTGACCTCTTCGTTGTATGCCTTCATCACGGCATCACGTTTATCTTTCTTAGCTTTAATTTCCTTCTCAGGAGCTTCCTTCTTATACATTGCGCGAATCTCTCTGTTGTATCTGGCAACCTCAGTCTCAACATAGTTTGCGCGGTTTATAAGCCTTGCTGAAGCTTCTTTATTTTCTTTGCGATACTCGCTGACATCACCCTTGCGCTCTTTGATTCGCTTGATAGTGCCCTCATGCTCTGCCATGGCTTTAATGTTCTTGTAGAACTTATCAGCTGCAGCCGAAGGAGTATCGAGCTCACCATACAACTTGCCAAGGATTGGCACAGAGTAGGATGGGATCTCCTCTTCTCCCTCTATCTTCTTACCAACGTAGCGAACGGCCTTGGTAATCTCACGGCCAACACCACCGGCGTACTCTTTGGCAAGGTAGTCCAGCTGGTCGGCTGTAGGACTAACCAAACCAATACCATCCTCACCACCGCCAGTCAGGTAATTTATGCCGTAAGCCAAAGCTTTACTCAAGCTAGTGGCGTTGTCACGACTGCGCTCCCAACCTGGAGTCGGTGTTGTCTCGCGGCTTTCGCGTGAGATTGGACGGCCAAACGTATCTTTGTTTGTTGCCAGCACATTAACAATCGGATCTGCCAACGTAGGCGTAAGCAGATTGGCCGCACCGCCAGCGCCCAACGGGTTAAACATATCAGCCACTTGAGCTGCAATGTTTGTAATCGTCTGGGTAATCTTGCGTCTGCCCTTCATCTGACCAGAGTTAATCAAGACATACTCAGTCAACTCACGGCCAATGTTGGGGAACAGGTTCCAGCCCAAAGGCATGGGGACGATCAAATACTTTTTCTCACCACCAATACCAAAGGTAGGCAAGATCAAGTTCTTGTCTTTGAGGAAGTCTGGTGGCTCATCGCCATCAAAGCCTGCCGCCAATAAAGCCAGAGCCTGCACAGTACCCAACAACATACCGCCGGCAATGATCTTCTTGCCAACGCCGGTCATTGTGAACTTGCCGTCTTTCTTATCAACCAGCACTTCCATCATGCGGGTTGTGCCTTGGACGCGAGCATTGAAGAACGCATACAGGGCATTTGCATTAGCAGTGGCTTGACCCTTCTTGTTGAAGTTAACAGTCAAGTTCTTGGCCAAAGAAGCGGCACGTTGAGGTGTCATGCCTTTGTCTAGTCCAGCCTTAAACGCTGACAGACGCACGGCATTTTCCATTGCATCGTTGTAGTCAGACAGCCAGTCTAGGACAGCATCAGCTTTCCTACGGGCATTACCACGATCCAAGCGAGCCATCTCACGCTCGACAATGGATGCTTTGTCTTTTGCACGGCTGAACTGCTCGCTGTAGCCAGTGATACCACCGATTTCTCTAAACTGTTTCCACAGTGCAATCCATTCCTTTTGCTCTGAGTCACTGACAATGCCAGCGACAGACTCTTTCATGCCACGTAGATCAGTGAAGATTGCGCGCAGAGCTGGGATAGAGCCAGCCAATACTTGCATCTTTTTATCTTTGATCTCTGTGCTTGCCAAGTTAATGGTGCCACCAAAGACATCTCGCACAAAGTTCCATGCACCAAACACAGGGTTGTACTGGGTGTTCATGGCCGCGATCAAGCGAGTCGCTTCAGCCACAGTACCAAGATAACCTTCTAGCTGATTGGCATCCAAGTTCTTTAAGGCTTCGGCCATGCGCTTGGCACGGGGCTCGCCGGGATTAAAGAAGATGAATCGGTCTTCGCCATTAACACGCACGGCAAACACGTTAGGAGAGTTCCGCAGCGCAGTGTTAACCTTGTACTCAACCAAACCAGTAGCTGGATCTATACGTGGTGAGGCTGGCTCTGCAAACAAAGCATCAGCTTCAGCCACTGTCAGGTTAAAGCCGGCCATCTCCTCCTTGAGCTTCTTCTTATTGCGAATAGCGTCAGGGTTAACGGGCTTCCAGAAGTTAGGGTTAGGATTCTGGATGGCCAACGCATACAGAGCACGGCCTACCTTGGCCTTCTCGCCACGGATAATTGCCGCTTCACGCTGGAGAGCGATGTTGGCTAATACGTCAACAACAGTCTTGTACGATCCAGTCGCAGTCTTAGAGAAGTCACCACGGGTTGCAAAGCCCTGACCCAAACCAGAACCTGGAGTCACGTAGTCCAGCTCATCTGGATCACGCTTTAAAGGAACGTAGAAGGGGAGCTTCTCACGCCATGCGGCAATAGTCTCAGGCTTTTCAAGGCCGTAAGCGATTAGCAAGTCCTGAGTTTCTTGAACCCACTTATCGACTGTCTTGGCCAATTCTTTGTACTTGGCCTCATCAGCTGGTGTCAGCTTTGAGTTATCTTTCCCGGCAAAGTAGTCATCAATCTCTTGATTGAAGATGCCAGAGCCGCCATCTGGCATAGCTGGGTTGCGCTTGGCCACAATGTCATTGCGGATCTTGCCATGACGCATATGGAGATAGTGCTCAAAGTCACGATACTCCACGCCCATCTTGCGCATCTGCTCAACAAATGGACGCAGATTGTCTTTTAAGAAGTCTTGTACTTTGCTGGATTTAGCACTGTGATACAGGGTTTCCTGCAAGGCTGGGTCATGCTGATCTCGGATGTCACCGATCTGCTCAGTGATGGACTTAACCACCATGCGTGTATCAACTTGCTTGTCAACGATTTGATACTGAAACTTGGCAAGGCTAGTATCTGCTGCTGATTCCCATGTAGCCAACGCGCCAGCTCCACCCTTGTAGTTCTTGACCATGTTGGCCAAGGGAATAGATTCTTTTGTGATGTAGTTATTTAAAGAACGTGTATGGAAACGCTCTTGACGGCTGTTCATGATGTTGTTAAAGGTTCTCTGAACAATGTATTGGTTATCAAAACCAAACATAAACTTCAGGCCTTCAAACAAACGCTTGGCCGCTAACACAAACTTGTCCCAGCCTGTGCCCAGCTTACGCGCCATCAGCTTCTCAGCGTTAACAGCCCAGTATTCTGAGGGGTTCAGATACTGGTAATAGTTCATTGATGGCATGGAATCAATGGCCGTTTGGTAGGTTTCCAAACTCGGGCTATTAAGCATCTCCAACACATTACGGAAGTACTTCTGGCCGGCAGCTGACTTCTCGGCTTTGATGGCCGCACCCAACTTATCAGACCAGTCATCAACCAAAGCTCGCACGGCTGGGGCTTCCATCATCTGCTCAAGACTGTGAACGATCTCATGGCGGATAGCCTCTGGATCAACTACACCAGTTGTACCCTTGTACAAACGCACAATGCGTGGGAAGGGGAAGAAGTCTCCAATTACGTCCTTACCTTCTGGCTGTTTTTTAATAGAAAACTGCAGGCCTTCCAAGACGTCTGGATACTTGTCATGCAAAGTTCTGATAACGTCATAAACGTCATCGCTGATTAGGTCTTTGTTCCAGTCAGCAGTAGCCTTGGCAAAGAAGTTCTTAGCAAGACGGCCTGCTGGCTTGGTGTCTTTAATGTCTTCTTTTAGGTCATTGGCAGACTGCTTAAGGAACGTCAAAGCCTTCTGCTCATCTAGTCCTGCCTCACCTTTGGCAAACTTAGCAGAGATGGCCGCGCTCTTCTGACGCACTGCCTGATACTTACGGATCAAAGCTTCACGATCCATGGCAATATTCATGGCCGGATTGATGCTCAACCTCTCGTTGTCAAACTTAATGCTAGACAACGGGATGTCCTTGGGTGCGAACATCTCACGCGCTTTGTCTTGGTCAGTCGCCGCAATTAAAGACTCTTGACGTTCGTTCAGAATGTATTCAAGAGCTTGCCTACTTTTGGCTTCGTTATAGACAGCGGCAGACATTACTGAGCCACTCTTATAGAAGTCGCCAACAATGTCTGTTAAACCTTTATCTAGGAAGAATGTACCGCCTTCACGCTTGGAGCTGGAGGTAATGAATTTAAGGCCGCCGTAGCCTTCGCTCTTAATCCGCAAAACGGCGTCTGGCGTTGAAACCATTGAACGGCTGCCAAACTGGCCAAAGAAGCGCATAACATCATTAGCAGTTCGAAGTCTGACCGGAGCATTCTTTTGCTGTTTTTCAAAGTCAAACGTGCGGGGCATCAAGATGCCTTGACCAGTCGTACCATCGTTCTTGGTGTACGACAAGATCGTACCCATGTTGTTGACTTCTGCAAAACCAGACAAGATGTTGCCAGTCACCATCCAACGCTTCTCACGGCGAACAGTAGCGCCACGGTCAAACAAATCCATCAAAGGAATACGCTCGTTCTCAAGAGTATCTGGATTAAGGTACTGAATCTCAGGTTGCTCATCCAGCATATAAGAGCTGCCAATCTGAGAGAACGTCAGGGGCAAAGACTTGGCATCACCGTTAGCCAAAGACAAAGTCATCTTCCAGTCCGAACCAGCCGCAGGATTCTTTGTCTTACCTTTGCGTCTAATGTCGCTTACAACACCATAAACAAACACACCATTGACATTTTTAATGGCGACAGGCGTACCTAAACGATAGGTGTCAAGAATTGTTTGCACCCTTTCAAGATCACTATTAAGGTTGGCTCTGATCCCTATCAGTTTAATTGGATCTGCACTAGATGCTTCTGCGTCAGCAATACGTTCAGCATAGTACTTTTTAAATGGTTCATCTATGCTACGTTTAAGATCATTAGAATATTCAGCTGGAGTTTTACCATCTAAAGCTTCTTTGACTTGCTCTTTAACTTCGTCTTTTGAATAAGGTCTGACTGTTCGTCTAACGTCAACCTTTTCCATGTATGCAGGCTGGGCAAAGATAGAAGGCTCACCTTTATCTTCGGTAATTGCAACAGAGCTAACTGTCTGAGCATCTAAGTCTTGAGCCTTGGCTTCCAGTTTGTTGGAGCCCATGCTGTCTTCACGCTCGATCAATTCGTTGTAGCGTTCAATAAGGTCTTTGTAAACCTCTTCTTGCACCTTAAGTGGCAGGATTGGAATGTAACCAGTCAGCTTACGAATGTCTTCTTCGCTAGCATCTTCTGTGTTTTCTTTAACTTGAGCAATCTTGTTGCCGCCCAAATCTCCATGGATGCCGGGGTTATCACGCAAGAATTCTTGTGCAACTTGGCCGCCGTAGTCATTCATAAAGTCAACAGCACCCTCGGCTGACACGGCAGACTTACGGGAAGCTGTGGTGTTAGCGTTTAAGGATGCCATCTTCTTAAGCAGGACGGCTGCAGGACGCATCTCAGCAGGGATGTCGGCCATCATCTGTGAGTACGCAGGCGCAATAACCTGACCAGTGCGGTGTACACGGCCAAGCATCTGCATATGGGTGTCAATGTTCTTCTCAGGCTGAACAATGATCATGTGACGCTTGCGCTTATCTTTGAATGATGCTTTAGCGTGTAAAGACAAACCAGTAGAGCCGGCCTGATTTAAGATGATGACATCAGAGTCACCATTGTTAAACGATTTAACAGCATTAACCCGTTGCTTAATGTTGGCTGAACGTGTAGTCAATAAAGGTTTGCCACTCTCATAGTTGAGGGTAGCTGTACGGCCTGTGATCTCTTCGGTCTTATATCCAGCCTTACGAAGCTCGCTGTGCATATAGTCAATTGGGGAAATGGGAGCAGATCCAAACCCAGCACCACGAATGAAATTAGTAATCTCATAGTAGCGGTTGACCAAGTTTGGCCCCAAATCTTCATCGGTCAGCCTGTACTGTTCTTTTACGCCACCTGGCTTTGTAATTGTGACCATCCGCTGTTTGTCTAAGTAGCGAATGTACAGATCAGCAAATGACAAGTTAACAGGATCGCCAACTTTGATGTCCATGTCATCGGCGTAGTTTTTCAAAAATTGGCCCATGGTGTTGGACACAGTCAACACAACCTTCTCACCGGCCTTCAATCTTTCGATGGCGTGGCGCACAGAGTCTTGAGCCTTTAATGACAATAGCATCTGGTCAATCAAGTTGTGCATGATTGAGCCAAAGTTTGCGCCTTGGACTGTGGTCTTTTCGCCTTCTACACCAGCACGGGCACCTTGCGCGTCCAAAGACTTCTGCAAATTCTTAACAACACCTTCCTTCTCACGCGAGAAGGCAAGGATGTCGCGCATAGATGTAGCCATATTCTCGGCTGTATCTTTGTCTACTTTGGTTTCTTGTGTGTCGTATGACACACCAGCAAAGGTACGCTCACGGCGAATGTATTGACCCGCTTGAGTCAACATATTAGCCACAGTCTGTTGCATCGGAATACCGCCAGCCTTGATCGCGTCCGACAGCTGGGTGATGTTATCAACAGCCAACTTCATATCAGTACTGGAATACAAGTCCATCACATCAGGACGCTTGGCGTATGTGGCAGATGAGAAGAATGTGCCGTCAGCTGCTTTAACTAAGTTACGCACAAAGCCAGAACGACCTTGGCCGATGTTGACGCCTGCTTCTTTCTCAGCTTTACCCGGCTCAACACCAGCTCCACCAGCGTTATGGCTTTCGTCAAAGATCATGTAGTTACCAGCACCAAAGTGCTTGATAAAATTTTGACGCTCTGTGGGTTTGCCCTTGACGCTCTGCAACTGGCTGTATGTTGTAAAGATAACCTTGTAGTTACCTAAACTGTCATTCTTAACCATCTGCTTCATAACTTCATCAAGCCCAGAAGACTTGACCGGCTTGAGCATTAGATTGTTTTCAACTGGCTCGCCTTTGACAGTACGAATCAAAGTGTATGGCACTGACCCACTACTGTTGGTCATAAAGATCCTTGGCTTGGCTGTGTCTAAACCAAGCTCATTTGTCATGCCAATATCGTCCAAGTCTCGGATCATGTCCGAGTACAAGTTGGGCTTCTCAGTAACAAAGATTGGGATCTTGCCAGTGTTAAGCGCGTATTTAATCATGGCCGCAACGACACGGCCTTTACCTACTCCAGTCTGATCGCCAATGATGAAGCCCTTACCCTCTTCAGCATTACGAATGGCCAAGACCAATGCGTCAATCTGTTCGGCAGAGAACTGCTCGCGCAGGGTTTCTGGATCCATCTCAAGCTGTTCAGCAACAAACTCATCAATGTTGCCAACTTCAGCTTCTACTTTAGCAATAGAGTCCTCGATGGCTTGAGCCATGGCTTTAGGCACCAAAGTGCCAACAGCTGTAGCCTGTGAATGAGGGGTGTAAGAAACCTGATTAGTGGTTTCCTCTTCTTTCTTAGCGCGCTCTGTTAATCCAGATCCGACACGCTCACCTGAGACAACGCTAACTCCACCCAGTTCGCTAGGCTTACGTCCTTCAGTGCCTGCCTTGCCGCCGGCTTCTCCTCGTTTACCTGTGCCGGAAACAGGTCTTCCTTCTGCATCACGTTCAGATTCGTCAGTAGGTCTAGGTTGTACTTCACCAGTGCGTCCCCCAGCTGGTTCGCGCTGTCCACCTCGGGCAGATTCAGGTTCCGACACGCCTCGTTCGCCGCCTCCAGCGGGTCTTCCTCTTTCTCCGCCAGTTGGCTCACCCTCTCCGACAGCGCCTCGATCCACTCCTTCTGGCTCAACTCGCCCTTCGGCACCCTCACCGATGTCAGCTCTGGCGGTGCCACGATCTCCTCTGGATACCATGCGATCATTTAGTTTCTCCTTCAATTGTTCGTAGGATGTAATCAACTCAGGCAGATCTGCTGCTGGAAGATTACGCTGCGATTGGCCCTTGCCATCAATCACAATGACATCAACGGGGAATGTTGTGCCTTGCTTGCTGTACATATTGCCGCCCACAGTGAAGTGGTCAACAACGTTGTAGTCTTTGTAAAGGTTGTAGTAGAAGTTGCGCTTTTGTGCGCCACGATAGCCTTCACGGCGGCCATCTTCTGTCTTAGCCTGTATACCACCAACGATCAGAACAGAACGGCCATCAGCCTGCATTCTTGTTAATGCGTTATAGACAATAGCGTGGTCAATCTCTCTGGTCTTAATGCCATTGACTGACACCTCTTCGCCAATTGCACCAAACGGTGGGTTAGCAATAACGACTTCGCTGATTGGTGGCTGGAACGTCATGCCGTTCTTGTTGACAACTTCAGCGCCTTCAAGGATGCGTGACAGCATCTCAAAGCGATCTTTGTTCAACTCATTGGCAACAACGTTCTTTGGATTAGCACCAATTACCAACATACCGTTACCAGCTGTAGGCTCGTACACAGTAGTCTTGTTGGTGATTCCTGCCAGCTCAGAGGCAATAAAAGCCAATGGAGCAGGGGTTGAGTAGGCTTGCTCTGCAACGCTAGTAGAACTACGTACATTCAAGTTAGGCTGTCGCTCATACAGATCAACCAGCTTGTCGTAGATCTGTCCACTTGTAAGCTCATCCTTACGGCCTTTAGCGATGATCTGACGCGCGGCCATAACCACGCCTGCCTCAATAGCTTCGTCAGCCGCTTTGGCCTCTTTAGTGCCCGGCTTGATTGGTTCGCCAGTCATCTCAGAGATAGCTTTGCGAGCTTCTGTGATGTCGCGATATTCACCATTGTTTAAGAACGACTGGGAAATCTCTTGAGCAACTTGGAACTTGGCGTCTGGATCGTTAATGTCCATGCCTTCAGGAGCTTCTTCAGTTTCTTCAGCTACGAGCTCATCGGATACTTCGTCAATCTCTGACAAAGACTCAACAGCAATAACTTCTTTCTTGGAGCTCGCACCTTGTTCTTGGTATCTACCGGCCATACCAATGTATGCACCTTGGAGCTGATCCAAAGTAATTTCATCAGCAAAGTCATGACCCAACTGTGAACGGATCAGATCCATCACATAACGGGCGGCTTCTTTAAACTTGTAGTAACCCTTGCGGAATGACGCATCCATCAATGTGGTCAGGATAGGCATGAGCTTTTGCTCATCCTCTGGCATCATGTTCAGGCGTGTGCCCTTTGTGATCAGCATAGCCAAATCACCCAAGGCTTTTTCAATGTCTTGGTCAGCTTGCTCTATCTTGGCTTTGTCAATGTTCTGAGCTTCAATCGCCTTCTGTTTGTCAGCAATAGCTTTCTTACGCTCTTTTTCAGTGATAGCGTTGGCTTTGTCTACAGCAGCCTTAAGGACAGTAGCGTCCTCAGTGCCAGAAGCACGTTGCTCTTCAGTCAACTTCTGGTTAAGTTTGTACACCTCTTGCACAAACCGCTTACCCATACGGGTAAACTGAGGATTCTTTTCAGGCGTCCAAATGATGCCTTGACCCTTCATCCAGCCTTCAGCTCGGGGGTCAGTCTTATTGCCCTTCTTGAGCTTTTCGATTGTCTCCATCGCTGTCTTTAGCGAAGGCATTGGCGAGTAAATGCCAATCTTGTTTTTCTTCATGTACTCCTGAATCTCAGTCTTCAGCTCATTCCTTGCCTTGGTTCTTTCTTCGCTCTCAGCAGCCTCTTTTGCTAAACGTTCTTTATCAGCCGCTGATTCTTGCTCCCTGCGCTGTTTGCGCTGTTCAGGAGTCATGTTCTTTTCGGCTTCTTTCTTTTCTTTAGCTATCTGTTGAGGGCGGTCTGCCGTGCTTTTGCTGACAACGGATTCAACAAAGTTATCAAATTCTTTTGTTCCGGGCGTACCTTTAAAATAAACGCCCAGCTCAGAACGGAATCCAGTACTGCTGGCTCCGGGGCCATACATACTGAACTGCCATTGGTTCTTGTTGTTGTTCCACTCATTGACATTGACGTCAATTTCGCCATAGCCAAAGTTAAAGTTGTAGTCGTATGGGATTGGCTCTTTGCTGACAAGGTCAATGTTTTCAAAGCCACTATTGCCGGTCTTCCTATCAGTTAATTTAACCCTATCGTTGTAAACAGTAGTAGCTATATCAGGCTCTGACTCGCCTTTTCTGTAAACCAAATCACCAATCTTGATGCCTTTGCTGTTTGCCTCTTCCTTAACAGGGTGGAATCTATTGGGGTTCGCTATTTGTTCATCTACATCAGCGTCAGGGTTATCCGCCTTGATCTTCTTGTAAATCTCAATAGCCTTCTTATCGTCTTCATCAGGCGTAAATGGCTTGCCCCGCAACATCTCTCCGGTCTTGGAAATGTTGACTGTAGAAGCTGGGGATTTTCCAGCCTCTGCATCATATTTAAGTCTGTTTCTAGCTTCTTCAGTTAACTGCTTTAAAGAAGAATCAAAGTCACCAAACTCAAGGTTATTCTCAACATCGTCATTGACCATCTTCTCCGCTTGCGCGTAAGTCATTGGCTTCTGGCCTCTGTTTTCCCTGCTTTGGTTCTCAAGCTCTAACAGATCCTGCACTTTAGGATTGACAGCTGGCGCGGCTGGCTTGGCCGCTGGCTTTTGTTTGGCAAGCATTTCTTTGCCATGAGTAATGCTTCTGTCAATAAACTCATCTACAGAACCACGACCAAAAGATGCCTTTTCTTTGAGCATCTCGTTTAATTTGTCGTAAGTTGTTTCTTTGGCCTTACCAGCCTTCGCCAGCTGATTGTTTATCTCCAACAACTCTTGAATCTTAGGATTGACAGGCTCTTCAAATCGGAAGGCTCTGCGCACAGGCTCGCCTTTGTCAACGGTTTGAGCGACCAAGCCATCACCCGATCTACCTAAAGACTCAACTTGCCACTTACGGCCATCTTGCTCAAACGTACCTTGTACGCTGTATTCACCAACAGGTAAAGTTCCAAACTTATCTGACAACTTTAGTTCTGGCAGAACCTCTTTGATCAGCTCAGTAGATGGTGGCTCTTCAGAAGCTACAGGCGTTTGAGCCTCGGGCATATTTTCAGTGAAAATATCAGAACCCGTTGCGGCCAGTGCTTCTTTAAGCATGGCATCTAAATCTTGAGCTGGCTGATCCTCTTCGGCCACAGGGGCGGTAGGCTGTTCAACTGGCGCGGCTGGTGGCATTAACCCAGCAATACCAGCCTCTGGGGCAACAGGCGCAGGAGTAGGTGTAGGGGCAGTAGGTTCGGCAGAAGGTGGGCCTTCGTATACAGTCTTAAGAAGATCATCAAGCTCAGACATCTGCCCTTGAAGTGCTTGGATCTCTGCATCTCGCTTTTCTCCTGCCCTGATAGCCCTATCAGCACCATAGACACGGGCTCCCGTAGTGGCGGCACCACCAGCAAGTGAACCGGCGGCTTCGGCTGCAGCGGCATTGAGGATCTTCTTAGCATTCTCTTTTGTTAAGAACTCATCAATCTCTTTTTCAGCTAAAGCACCACCAAGCTGGGTAGCCTCTTGAGCTCCACCAGTAATAAACTCTTGACCCATCCCTTTGGGGATTTCTTTAACGCCGGCTTTAAGTGCTTCCTTACGAGTCTCGCCCTTAACGACTTCACCCAGACCGCGCTTGGCCAAGGTTGCCGCTGGGCCTAACACTGAATCCAAAGCACCGCTGACAATACCAACGGCCAGTGATGTATCGCCAGTCTTCTTAACATAGTCAATGACCATAGCCGCGCGCTCATTAGGCGATAGCTCTGGCGAACTCTTGATCTTCTCTTGCAGAAACTCTAGTCGGTTGCCTATAGCTTCGCCAGTGCCCATGGTTGTACCAAGCAAAGCAACACCAGCACCACCCGTAGTAACGGCGGCAAGCATGAGAGGAGCTAACTGAACAGCACCAGAGCCAAAGTTAAAAGCTAACCAGTTGGCAAAGTCTTTAGCGCCTTCAACATCTGTTAAGTCTGTTGTGCGTCCTTGGTACTTCTGGGCGTCTTTTTGGTACTGGTCAATAGCAGACAAAGAAGTTTTAACAAAGTCTGTACGGCGGCCAATCTCGCCTACATTACGTTCACGTAATTTTTCGCGAGTGGCGGGGTCAGACACAAGGTAAGCGCGTCCTAGACCACTGGTTTGATCTAAACCACGCAGTTGATCTGGGCTTGTGATTTGGCCTGTTTCAATCTTATTGAAGAGGTCTTGACGCTGTTGAACGGTACTCATGGCACCGATGTCTTTCATCAAACCAACGTTTTCAGCCGTAGACTTTAGACCAATAAAGCCGGCACCAAGACCTTTGCCAAGCTCTTCGCCCATAGCCAGCTCTGACGGGGGCTTGGGTACTCCAGGTTTCTGAAGCGATGCAATGCCTTCTGATGGCTTGCCAATAGCGCCCATTACTTGCTCTTCAGGAGAGAGAATGGGCTCTGGAAGACGGGCGGTTTTTACAACCTGCCATTGATTATTTACTAGATATGCCGTATCCCCTGCGTCATTTTTAGCTGTTTGTGCTGGAGGAGTCCATTGGTTGTCAACAAGAAACAACACCTCCCCAGTTTGAGGATTGACGGCACGTTGCATAATAAAATCCTAAATTATTTATCGAGGACAAAGCCCGGTGGCAATTGCGGGGCTCCGCTTGCTGAAGCCGTTTTACCACCCATAAACTCCGGTGCAATTTTCTCATAAAAGCTGCGTGTATCTTCAGGCTTTACAATAGATTTTAAACGTTCCCGTGGCGTTGGTGCTGTTAATTTTGCATCAGTAAACGCCGCATTCCTAATTGAATCTAAGACATTTTGAATAGCATCAAATTCAGGATCGGCAGGATTGAATTCAGTTTGACGTTTAAGCAATGCTTTGTATTGAGGATCAGCGTTCAGTCTACCCATCACCGCTAGCATTGTCTTCTCGTCTTTAGATGGACGGTTCTCACGCTCGTACTTGGCACGTTCAGCCGCAATGGCCTGTTGCTGTTGCTGGTACTTTTCAACCGCTTTATTGTGACGCTCTTGTTCTGCTCGTTGCCTTTGTGTGGACTCCTGAGTAAGAACGTCTTTAGCGGTTGTGCCTTTGATCTCTTCAATCTTAGCCTCGCGAGCATTGATCTGCTTCTTGAGCTCCATGGCCTCACCAATACGACCTTCAGCAAACGCACGTTGCATCTGCTCAATATCAGCTTGAAGCTTCATTGTCTCGATGGTCTGAGCGCGTTCTAAGGCTTGCTGTTTAGCGGCACGTTCTGCTTGTGCAGCAGTAGCGGCGTTATAAGACTTACCAAAGCCACCAAAAGCGGCTCCAATGCCCCCCATGCCCTTCTGGCCACGGGTAGCCTCACCAGCGGCAATCAAAGCTTGTGACAAAGCGGCAAGACCTTGCCGGCCTTCACCCTCTTGGAACTTAGAACGCTGGGCTAAATTCTGCTGTTCAAGTTGGGCGGCTAACTTTGTTAATGTGTCGCCGGGTAACTTATCAAGGACGCCAGCAAGCTGTGGATTCTTAGCCAACACTTCAGCCTTAACTTGCTCTCTATCGACTGGTTGTGGCAGATCCACCTGACCCAACAAACGCTTACGCAGAATCTGATTGGCCAAATCTACTGGCAATTTTTCTGGGGCCGGCTCTCCCGAGTATGTACCCGACACAGATTCTCCAGGAGGCAGAACCAACTGCTCATTGCTTTCATCAGCAAACGCCACGATACCACCGGGCGCGTAGTTAAAGATGTCCTTACGAACAGGCAACTCTGCCAGTCCACCAGCGGCCATACCGGGTGCGCCTGCAGGAATAGAGCCGGGTTGAGCCATCTGCTGCGGAGGCATAGGACGCGCTGCTGGCTGGATTGGCATCTTAGGCATCTGAGGAGCCATTTGAGGCTGTACTGCAGGCATAGGACGGGGCATCCCTGCAGGGTTCATTCTCATGTTCATACCCTGACCAACGCCGGGCAAAGCAATCTGTTGGTTGAGCTCGCTCTCAAGCTTCTCTTTAACAGAAGAGTCAGGCGCTTGGGCTGCACGTTGCTCCATGGCCTTGCGGCGGTTCATCTCGCCAAGAGCCATGTACGGAGGAACCTGCGGGTTCTGCCCATTAGCGTAACCCATGATTGCCTGTGTAGGCAGATCTTTAAGGTGTTCTTGGATTTGAATGAGGTTCATGATGTCTTCTGTCCTAAATCAAGACCGAGGCTGGTCAATAATTCGCCTACGTTTTTGTATCCTAATGCAGAAGCCGCCGCTGTGCCACCGCCTAATGTTGACAGCAGGGATCCAATACCAGACATCTGGCCGGGTGTGTTTGTCACCGCGCCAGTTGGAAGACCAGAGATCATGTCACGCTGGAACTGCACTTGTTGATATGGATACTGACGTTGCTTCTCAAACTCAGCCAGATCAGCTGCAACACCTTCTGAAGTAATGCCGCGCTCTTGTGCACCGCCTGCGAGCTGTTGACCCAGATTGGCAAGGGTTGCTTGGTTTTGCATCTGACCCAAGCTACCCTGAGTCTGGGCACCTTGCATACCAGCCTGTAGGCCTTGCAAGCCAAAGCCCGCACCATACTGAGCTTCTTGCATCTTGCGAGCTTGGTCGGCATTGAACTGAGCCATAGCTTTGTCATAAGCCGTGCTGTAACCCTGACCTGTAATATTAGCTTGTGTATTAGCAAGATTACGCTGTGTTTCTGCGTCAAGGATGGCTTGACGACCACCGCCAAATGCGCCAGCTTGAGTCATCTTACCGGCATTCATTTGCTGGGTAATCTGTGACTGACGGCGAGCTTCTTCCAACTGAGGATTGAGTGAAGCCTGCAAATACGGGTTCATGTATTGCTGGGCTTGCGTAGCATCAAACGATTGAGTCGTTGGTGTGTAAGACAGATTGCCTGCTTTAGTAGCAAGACTGCCTGCCGTATCAGCCGCAGCCCCAATGCTTGATGGGACGGTTAAAGAGCCAAGACCTTGGAAAGCCTGAGTCTGAAGACCAGACTGGCCGGCAGTCAGCGGCCCTTGGTAAACCTGATAGGGCGACTGGGACAACGCTTGAGCCTGCCCCAAGTAGTTAGTGATGTACGGCGAAGCCCAATCGGCTAGGCCTTGGGTGTTTGTCGATCCTGTAGGTAGAACTTCTCCGGCCATAACAGCTCCTTAAGCGGGTAAATGTTTGTGCGCTTTGGTATCAGCAGCAACGTTTTTAGTCTTGCGGCGCGCCTTCTGGACGCGATCCATCATGGCGTATAGCTTCTTAGCGCCTGCCTCTGTAGAGCCGTTGCCTAGTTCAGACACGATTCTTGCGGGTACAACAAACTCGCCTGTGGCCAAGCGGGCTGGTTGTTTACCACCGATTGTCGCAGGAATTGAGTCAGACACGCCATCACCAGGGCCCTTGAGTAGGCGACCACCATCTGAGTAACCACCCAGATCAGAGATGCCACCACCGCCGTACATCATTCCACCGCCAGCGGCTCGCTGTGTGTAGGTGGTGGGAGAGAAGTAATTAACACCGCCAGCTCCAGGACGCGCCTGTGTGCCAGAGATTGCACCATAAGGAAGCTGTGAACGATTAGCCTGCAACGAGGGGATCGTACCGCCTGAACCTGTAGATTTACCGCCACCACCTTTATTCATCATTGCCATCAAAGCCAACATCATCATCAACATATTGTTGTCTTTTTTGTCGGTGGTTTTAGTGGGCGTAGTAGTTTTCTTGGTGTTATCAATTGTTTTGGTGTTGTTGATAATCTCTTTGATTGTCTTGGTTTCAATAGACTTATCGTTAACATCTACCTTCTTGCCGGTATCTGTTACTGTTCCATCTTTGTCAACCTTGAGAACACTGCCATCTGTTTTGATAACGGTCTTAGTGCCATCGCCGTTATCAAAGGTCTTGCCGCCACCGGGGACGTAGCCTTTACCACCTGTTGCGTCTACATAACCAGAGCCTTTAGTATTAAGAGTTCCGTTAGCAATCAAAGCTTGTGTCTGCTCTTCTGTTAAAAAAGACGTTTTACCTGTCGTTGGGTTGAAAACCGTGGCCGTACTACCGCCTTGTGGGTCATCATTGATCATGACCTTATTACCGCCAACATCTTGCCACTGGCTGGTAAATCCGCCTTTGTTCTGCATGATGTCGGTTATGTTTTTGTCGTACTCGTCAAAGTACTGCATCACATCAGCGCCGCCAAAGTCTTGGGTTTTATCCTTATAAAAGTCCATTTGCTTTTCGCGTTCAGCAATTTGCTCTGGCGTTAAACCTTCGTTGTACAAAGCACTGAAGTCTGTAGCTGCAAGATTCTCAGGTGACGATGCGTTCATTGAAGACAAAAGTTCTGCAATGTTTGATGGCGGAGCTGCTTGGTCAAGGTCACCAACATTTAATGATGAATCGCCGCCGCCTTCAATAGCATTACGAAAGTTAGCATCCATACTAAATCCGCCATCGCCAGAAAATAAAGTTGATGCTTGCCCATCGCTTGTCAGGAGACTGGCTAACTCAGAGCCAAGATCACTGCCATAGTCACCAACCACTTGACTGAAGTCGATACCTTGATCCCCACCGCCCAAAAGACTAGATATGTCTAGGTTATCAAACCCGCTAAAGTCAATATCTTGACCGCCGCCACCAATGCCTTCCAAGCCGGAAAAGTCATACTCGTCATTTCCGCTACCAAAGTTAAAATCTTCAAATGAAAAATCATCCATGGCTTACCCCTTTTCTTTAGCGGTGGTCTTAGATGGACTCATCGCATTTTGCATAATCGTACTCATAATTGACTTCTGTAAGTCTATTGGCTTATCTTGTAAAAGGCTTGACAAAAGCTGTCCACTTACCCCTGTAAACATCTTCTGCATTTCAGGCGTCAGTGTATCGGGCATAGCACTGTTAATCAAGCTACTTGTGGCCATGTTTGTGCCAGTATTTAACAGCGAATTTATACCGGCTTGACCTATATCTTGTTTGTTAAGTGCCGCACCTATCGTAGATGTAGCAAGGTTTGGTAGCGCTTTGGTTAAGTATTGATCTGCAAAAGCACTGCCAGTATCAATTGTTGGCATAAAGTTCTGAGCAAGTGCATTTGTTCCAGCACCGGCAGCGCCAGTCAAGAAGCCCTTGCCAAACTTACCCCCACCAATCTCTGACATTGTTCCGCCAACCAGTCCAGAGCCCACAACTCTAGCAAGCGTTGGCCCTAATGAGCTTGACAACGCGCCTGTTGCTAAAGATCCAAGTCCACCAGTAGCCGCCGCAATTGCAAGCTGACCTATTGGGCCAAGTGCCGCTACATCTTGAAGCATACTCTTGGCAAAGCCGGGAGTTTCTACACGTTGCTCTGGCTTGGCTTTTCCGTCAGCATCCCAAACGCCAGTAACACCAACCCTGTGAGCTGGCCAGACTTTGTCTTCAGGCCTGCCACGGTAGCCAGTTAAGTTACCTTGCGCGTCATACTGAGCATCAACAATAACGCCAGCTGCAGTTTTGATTGGCTTTGTATATCCAGCCAGTTCTTTAGTTTCAGAGTCACCACTACCACTGATAGAGTACACCGGCTCTAAGCCCTTGGTGTCTTTGACTTGACCGGGAACTGTATAAGTCTGTGTCTGGCCTTCATTGTCGGTGACTGTTCGTGTCTCTGGCTTGGTAGTCTCAAGCTGTTTAGGAACATCGCCAAGGGTCTTTTGGTCAAGGCCAATAAACGTCTGGAACATATGGGGCTGGAGTTTGCCGCCAAACTTCTCATCGGCAATACGCTGAGACATCTTGGCCACTTTATCAATGGCATCAGCTTGAGCGCCGTACTTCTCACGCAAAGCTGGGTCTGCATTAACAGCGGCCACAAAGTCTGTGTAGCCTTTAACCAACTGCTCAGGTGTCCCATTACCAGCGATAGAGTCACGCAAACCAAGGACAGGGACGGCCTGCTGTACCTTATCCAATGCTAATCCGTACAAACCCTCAATCCGTGGATCCTTCTTTGCATTGTCTATAAACGCTTGGAAATCACGGGCTGTCTTTGTAGGGTCTGACGTCAAGGTTTGAAGGTTGGCACTAAAGTCTTTGACGGGAGCAAGGTAGGCCGTAACGTCTTTACCAGTGATATTACCGCCCAAAGCTTTGGCAATCTGGTCATCCGTAATGCTGTATTTACTCTGCAATGCCAGAGCGCCCTTTGTTTTGTCTAAGTCACTGACTGTAGGTGCCGAGAGGCCTTTAACGATGCCGGCCAGACCAGTGTCAAAAGCCTTGAACATCTGATCTACGCCAGTCTTATTTAGGCCAGAGTACCTGGCAATCTCGTCAGTATCTAAGCCGTACTTAACAGCCGCCTGATTAATTGTGGCAACTTTGTCAAAGTCCGACTTTGTTTTATCGCCTAAAGTGTCGGTGATGAAGCTCTTCATCCCCAAGCCATAGTCTTTTATGTACGGGTCAACAACATTCTTGCCATAAATTTTATTTAAATCATCTGTGCTAACGCCCGCTTTTTGGGCCGCTTCCATGATCTTGTTGGTTCGCTCAAAAGGCGTAAGGTTGGCATCACCCATCACGCCAGTGACGTAGTCTTTAATCTGGCCTGTTGTGTATGGTGTAACAGTGCCGTATTGCGTTTCTTTAGGCGGAGTTGGTGGGGGTGGTGTAACCGGAGCAGGCGTTGTTGCTTGTGCTACTGGAGCTGTTCCGGGCAAACCAGCACCTAACGATCCCGTAGTTAATGATGCAATTCCA